AATACAGAAACGCAAGCCAAGAAAACCGGACGGGTGGATAGACTAATGCCAGAACACAAGATCAGTGTATTATATGGCTATGCAGTACTAAGACCATGCAATTACTTTTCAATAGGCAGCGAAACACAAAGTAAACCAAGATACACAAACACACACAGAACATCGAGTTATCAGAGTTATGCCAGCAAGAACTAATAGGGTAAAGCACGATCCCAAAACAATCGAAAAAATCAGGTGTAGTCAGTTAATAAATCACCTTGTAAAACATGCGCTTGGCGAAAACGAAATGCAATCATCGCAAGTGACCGCTGCACTTGGTCTTATTAAGAAAGTTATACCTGATTTAGCAGCCACACAATTGGAAGTGTCAGGAGAGAACGGCGGCCCCATACAATTCCAAAAGGTAGCAATAGAACTTGTCGATTCTGAAAGTAAAGATACCGAATAAACTAGGCTTTCTATTTAAACCATATCGTTACAAGGTAGCATATGGTGGAAGGGGAAGTTCAAAGAGTTGGTCATTTGCCAGAGCATTGATAGTAAAGGGATACAGCGAACCAATAAGAATACTATGCGCTAGGGAAGTGCAGAACAGTATTAAACAATCAGTACATGCCTTGTTAAACGATCAAATACAGTTACTTGGCTTAGGTAAGTTCTACGAGGTTCTAGACACACAGATAAGAGGCAAGAACGGTACAACGATTGATTTCGCAGGCTTAGCACAGCAAACCGTTGAGTCTATTAAGAGTTTTGAGGGCATAGATATTGTATGGGTAGAAGAGGCTAGAAACGTATCAAAACGATCTTGGACAATCCTAACCCCGACTATTCGTAAGCCAAACAGTGAGATATGGGCAACATTTAACCCAGAACTAGACACAGATGAAACGTACATAAGGTTTGTTGAAAAGACCCCACCGGCTGAGCTGATAGAAGATGGTAAGGCTATTCCTTATTGTAAGGTCGTCAAGATTAACTACAATGAGAACCCTTGGTTCAGTAAGGAGCTAGAGAGAGAGCGTACACAGTGCTTACAGGTCACGCCAGAGGACTACCCCAACATATGGGAGGGTAAGTGTAAGGCAGCGGTAGACGGCGCTATATACGCCTCTGAGGTCACTGAGAGCCAAGAAGAGGGGCGCATTAACAATGTTCCATACGATCATAACCTCAAGGTACACGTTGTATTCGATCTAGGTTGGAACGACGCAATGTTTATCTCGCTGGTTCAAAGATCATCCTCAAGCATACAAGTGATTGAAACTATAGAAGATAGCCATAAGACCCTGCTATACTACAGTAATATGCTTAAGGAAAAACAACTAAACTACGGCAGTATTTACCTACCACATGACGGGGTTCATAAGGACTATAAAACTGGCAAGTCTGCAAAACAGATATTAGAAACAATGGGTTGGGATGTAGAAATTACACCTAACATCAGTATTGAAGCAGGTATTAAGCTGGCTAGACAGACGTTTCCAAGGGTATACTTTGATAAAGTTAAGGCTTCTAGGCTTGTTAACTGTTTAAAGCGGTATAAACGCAAGATAAACGTAGCGACTAATGAGCCTGGAACGCCTCTACATGATGAATACTCGCATGGTGCTGATAACTTTAGGTATATTTGTGTTAGTGCTGATTCAATGACGAACGATGATATCGACATGAGAGAGTATCAACAGGCTCAAGCTGGGTGGATGGGTTAAACTAACGGATTTATCAAAAAGTTAAGTTATTGATATTATTGGTTCGAGTGTTCTAATAATGGGGTTAAGGCAACTGAGTTATGGCTAAAAAAGCAGATTCAAAGGCAAAAGAAGCGATTCTAACTTTAATGCGCGAAAGGTTTGAGCGTGCTAATACCTACGATAATAAGAACTATGATGAAATGGAGGACGATGTAAAGTTTTCCTTCGGGGGCCGTTACCAATGGGACCGCGCAACATATGAACAGAGATTGAACGATAATCGACCAGCGCTCACCATAAACCGATTAAAAGCACCTATTCGACAAGTGGCCAATGAGATCAGGTTAAACAAGCCAAGCATTAAAGCCAACCCAGTGGACGACAAAGGCGATAAGAAAATAGCCGAAATCTACGATGGTATGATTAGAGGTATTGAGAGAACGTCACAGGCACAGGTCGCATACCAAACAGCGGCGGAAGGGGCGATCAGAGCAGGCTTTGGAGTATTCGAGATCAGGAATGAATATGAAGATGAGGAAACTTTCGAGCAAGACATTAAGATTGAACGAATTCTAAATCAATTCGCAGTACATTTTGACCCATCGGCCAAGAAGATCACCAAGGAAGACGCAATGTACTGTTTCGTTGAGGACGTGGTGACAGAAGAAGAGTATAAGCGACGCTGGCCTGATGCTGAATTAGTTGACTTTGAGGGAAGTTCACAAACTTACTGGGTTATTGACGAAAATATCCGGATTGCTCGATACTACGTTAAAGAGATGGTTAAAAAGAACATAGCCATTACTGAAGAGGGTGAAGTCTGGGAAGTCACACAAGAACAAATCGATAGCGGGGTTTTGGAAGGGGTTAATATTAAGAAGACCCGCACCGCTAAAGTACCTAAGGTTAAGTGTTATGTCGTATCTGGTGCTGATATCCTAGAGGGGCCATTTGACATCCCAAGTAAGTTTATTCCTGTAGTACCTGTCTATGGAGAGGAAACCTGGGTGGAAGGTCAGAATAAACCCACCGGGATTGTGAGAGATGCGAAAGACCCGCAAAAACTCTATAACTATTGGAGAACTACGGCGGCAGAAACCATCGCTTTACAACCTAAAGTTCCTTATCTCGTAACACCAGGAATGATTAAGGCTTTAAAGCCTATGTGGGATAATGCCAACCACTCGAATAAACCCTACCTGATGTACAACCCAGACCAGGGCCAGAAACCATTCAAAGAACCACCACCATCGCCACCAGCGGCTATGTGGCAAGAATCGGCGATTGCAAGTGATGACATTAAATTTACTACAGGGATATTTGACTCAGGATTGGGTAATGTGGGACCAGAGCAGTCAGGCAGGGCTATCCTTGCAAGACAACAAAAGAGTGAGATATCTAACTTTATCTACACGGATAACTTAGCGATCGCTATCCAATACGCTGGTAGAATATTAGTTGACATGATCCCTAAGGTATATGATACCCAGAGGATAGTTAGGGTTATCGGGATTGATGACGCCGAAGACCTTGTTCCAATCAATCAAAAGTTACCCACAGGTGAGATAATCAACGACCTTACCGCGGGTAAATACGATGTAACGGTGAACGTAGGCCCATCCTACCAGACCAAGAGAGCAGAAGCGGCTGATAGTATGATGAGCTTTGCCAGTGCTGTTCCTGGAGTAGCTGCGAACATTGCCGATCTTATCGCTAAGAATATGGATTGGCCTGGAGCTGAGGCGATTGAAGAACGTATTAAAAAGACCATGCCGTCACATCTCATTGAAGAGAGTGACGATGAGAAAACGCCGGCACAACAACAGGCTCAAGAGATACAGGCGCAGCAATTTCAAAAGGATCAAGAGGCTAAACAGTCTATTATTGACTTGAACACAGCTAAGGCCAATTCACAAAGAGCCGGAGCTGTATTAGACTTTGCTAAGGCTAAAGAGACATTAAGCGGAATTGACCAACAAGAACTAGAAAACCTATTTAGAGTATTACAAGCTACCGGCGGCAACACCGGGCAACAATAATGGAGATAAACCATGACAGAAGAAAACGCAGCCTTAGAGGGCGAAGTAGTTGAGCCAGTTGAAGCGGTAGAAAATGCTGATATACCAGAAAACACAGAAGCAGCAACCGAGGAAGCGAAGCCCGAAAAGAACAACTTACAAAAAAGAATTGATAAGATTACACGCGATAAATATGAAGCGTACAACGAAAGGGATCAATTAGCTAAGGAAAATGAGCAACTAAAGGCTAAATTAGATAATCCTATACAACCAACTCAAGAGCCTACCTTAGAAGGTTTTGATTACGATGAATCAGCCTTTAATCAAGCGGTTATAGCTAAAGCGGTTCAAGATCAAGTTGCTAAGGCCACAGAAGAAACAATGTTTGCCCAACAGAAAGCAGCAAAAGAAAAGCAAATGATTGAAGAGTACAAGACTCTCGCCACTAAAGAAGCTGAGTTTGCGGGTAAGGTTGAGGACTATGACCAAGTAGCTAAGAATCCTAATTTACCGATCAACGACAACATGGCAGATATTATCCGAACATCAGACCAAGGCCCGGCTTTACTGTATCATTTAGGTAAAAATCCAGAGATGGCGTATAATATTGCCAACATGGACCAAATGAGCGCACAAAGAGAGCTATTAAGAGTTGAAGCAAGTTTGGACAACAAGCCTAATCTAGTCTCTAACGCACCTGATCCAGCTCCAAATATTGGGGGAGAGAACACAGTAAGCCAAGACCCGGAAGATATGAGCATTGAAGAGTGGGTTAAATGGCGGAATAAACAAGCACATGGCTAAATAAGCAACAATTAGCTATACTTACGATAGTTTCTAGGTATCTCATAACCTTGATTAGCTGATATTAGGCTCAGCCCCTACCCGGTATAAGTTCGCACCGAAACATTAAGCGAATAATTATCTAAAAAGGGATTAATATGGCTAATGCACTCCTAACGCCTACGATGGTTACTAGAGAAGTACAACGAGTACTTCATGAAAAATTATCATTCGTAAGCACAATCAACCGAACTTTTGACTCATCCTTTGGGCAAGCAGGCGCGAAGATTGGTGATACTCTTAAGATTCGACTTCCAAACAAGTACACTGTCCGTACTGGCAAGACTTTAGCGGCACAGGATACTAACGAGTCTAGCGTAGATTTAACGGTAGCTACTCAGAAAGGTGTCGATATGAACTTTTCTAGTGCTGAGTTAACCTTAGATTTACAAGACTTCTCAACACGTATCATTGAACCTGCTGTAGCTGTTCTGGCTTCAAGTATCGAGGCTGATGCTATCCAGAATATGACCAAGGATGTATATAACCAAGTCGGTACTCCAGGTACTACACCAGCCAGCATGTTGACTTTTGGTCAAGCTAAAGCGAAATTAAATCAATACTTGGCACCTAAAGACAATAATCGGTCTGTCCAGTTAGATTCAATCGCAATGGCTACAATGGTAAATGCCTATAGTGGGCTGTTTAATGCTCCTGGTGCCATCTCTAAGCAATATACTGATGGGATTATATCTCACAACAGCGGCTTAGATTGGTACGAAAACGAGCGTATTTATACACACACTAACGGTGCTGACGTAGCAGGCGCTATTGATGACACTCCTGTAGAAGGTGATACAAGTCTGACCATTGACGCCATGACAGCGGCTCCGGCGGTTGGCTCAGTCTTCACTATTGCTGGTGTAATGGCTGTACATCCTGAGACTAAGGATTCATACGGTCATGCTCAACAGTTTGTTGTTACCTCTACGGTAACGCCTACTACTACTGCGATGTCTTTTAGTCCACCTCTTTATGCAGCTGGAGCTGATCAAAATATTGATCATATGCCTAGCGATAACGATGTGATTACCTTTGCTGGTAGTGCCTCAACCGCTTACGAACAGCATTTAGCTTACCACCGCGATGCTTTTTCATTCGTAACGGCTGATCTTGAATTGCCAAGCGGTGTTGATTTTGCGGCACGTGAGGTGATGGATGGTATTAGTTGTCGAGTAGTTCGCCAATACGATATCAATAACGATAACATGCCTACAAGGGTTGATGTTCTGTACGGTTATAAGACCGTTAGGGCAGAGATGGCTTGTCGGATTACTGGATAAGGGGGCTTATTATGGCTTTACCATTAGGATCAGATATCGAGCAAGTGAGCTCTAATAACTCAGGTGGTTGTATTGCTCCAGGGCTTCACCGCGAGGTTATCTCTGGTGTAGGTAACACAACCGTTGCTTATGTACTAAAACCTGAACAATCAGGCTCACTATGTTTGTTTGATGCGGTGGACGGTGTTGTTTATCAACTTCCTGCTCCAGTTGTCGGAATGCAGTTTAGTTTCTTGGTTATTGCTACCGGGACAAGTAACGCTTACACCATCAATACAGATGCAGCGACTACTTTTATCGGTGGTGGAATACAAGGTAACTCGACTACTGCGGGTGGTGCTGATAGCTTTCCGGCTACAATCGCCTCTACGGTGTCTTGTGACTTAGACTCTGCCGAAACTGGGTGGTTAATAGGTGGTTACATCACAATTACTTGTTTAAGTTCTACCACTTGGGGTATCCAGGGCCAAACGTCTGGCTCAGGTACACTAGCGACACCATTTGCTTAGGATCGTTGCCCCCTTAATTGGGGGCTTCTTTTAGGAGGAATTAATGCAAATATATCTAATGAATGAACGTCATGGCAAGAAAATAGCTTATGCTGAGGCCGAGGCTTTAGCAGATATTAGAAATGGCTGGAAGGTATGCAGCGAAAATGAATATTACGGCACAAGCAAAGAAGAAAACATTGAAGTCGTTGAAGAAAAATCTATCCCCAAGGC